TAAATGATAAAGAAAAACAAGCCATTGAGATTGCTAAAAATCATTTAGAATCCTCCTTCGATATTGAGAAAAGTGTCGGGTTTATAAAATTTAAAAATGACAATGAAAAAAAGTAATAAAAAACTAACGTTTTCCTTTGCGCGTTTTCGTTTTTCTTTTTCGATTACGTTTTTCTTTACGCGTTGAATTAAACATATGTACAATAATATCTTTATGAGGTGATGACTTCCTACCCCCTGCTTGGTTTTTATTTTCTTTAACAATGTTTTCAGTAGCATCTTTAATACCAGTAGATACATTCTCAACAGAATTAGATGTTCCATTAATCATATTAATAAAACGATTGGAAATACTTTGTAATTTACGTTTTGTTTCGATACCATCATCCACAGCAGTATCAATTTTCGGTAATACTTCTGATATTAATTTATTCGCAATCTCGGCAACCATTATTGTATTCCCAGTACCCTTCTTAAAAGCAGTCATCCCTGAATTAAAAGCACGACCTATAGCAATAGTTAAATCAACCACACCTCCCAATACAGGTATTTCTGAAGCTACTACACTTACCATATCTACAGCAAATCTTGTTGCTCCCGCCAATGTCTCATGTCCTACGTCTTTACCTATATCAATCGCGGTAACAGTAGCCTTCTTCAATGGCTCTCGAGCCGTTTCCAATGTATTTTTCATTAAATCGCCAATTATTTCTCCGACTTTACGTAACAACGCCTTCATTTCAGGATCTTTCGCCATATCAGAAAGAATAGTAATTACCTTTTGCAGTTTTTTTGTGGCTTCTTGTGTCATTTCTTCAATTGATTTATTATCAATATCATCTCCTAAGGTTGTATCTATCGATGTATCCACTGCTTTACCAACCACAAATAAACCGTATTTCGTCAATGCCTCTCCAGATTTGTTAACTTGCTCAATAGCCCCTTCACCTATTACATTTCCTATTCGCGTCGCTCCTTGAATGGTTTGTTGTGCTAAATTTTTAAGTGCTCCAAAAATAGAATCTGGACCTTTTTCACCTTGTTCATTTTCTGGTTTTATATAGTTTATACCAACTTCCCAGCGTCCTTGTTCTGAACCACCATTTTGATTTACATTAATAATATCATTCTCTTGAAAGAAATTTTCTTTAGATTTAGATTTTTTCATAATAGTACTTATATATTATTATGAAAATAATTTATTTGTTCATAAAATCAGCATATGACAATGTTTTAATTTCCTTCTTAGGTGTTTTAATAAATTGAAAATCTCTTATCATACCACTATGTTTAAATATATTGACATTCTCTTTAATCAATAAATCATCGTCCTTTATTTTATCTTCTTCTTCTTTCGCTGTTTGTCCCTTTTTTTTAGCAGTAACAAACACACTACTCTTTTCATCATTCCTCTTTTTCTCCCTTGCTTCTATTATTTTCATTTTCACATTATCCAATTGCTCCTTACATGTTTCCAATTCTTTGTTTATATCAATGTAAATACATTTACAATGATTCGCTTTAACATATTTTCTACATACTGTGTCCAAAAAGCGATAAGGTATATCCTTTTTATCTGAATAATATTCAAACAATAATTTTTCTTGATTCCACGTCATAATTACCATACCTTGAGGTGTATTTTCCATAACAAAACTATTTTTTTTCTCTTTCAATGTATCATCGTCAACAGGCGTATTTTTCATGTTTTCGAGCTCTTTTTTATATTTGTCTACAAAATCAATAGGAGGTCTGTAAGTTTTCATAAATTCAGCAAATATTCTTTTCCAATAAAAGTAACAATAATAATAATAAAGATTTCTCCAAATGAAGTAAGTAACAATAGGTGTTCCCAAAATAGATAAAATAAAATAAAAAGGATTGTTAATTATAGAACTTGTCATTAATCTATATAAATATATAGTTTTAAGTAAAAAAAACGAAACAAATATAAATTATTATAACAATTCTTGTGCTCTTAGATCGAACAAATCCTTCACTTCTGATTGAAGGTCTACCACTTTAATACGTTTGTATGATTTATTATTATTATCTGGATGAAGACATACCAAAAACAAATCCGTTACCTTTTTACCATACTTTTCTTCAATAATGGCTTTATATGTGTTCAATTGAAGACAATAGTGCCAATAGTTTGTATCAGGTAAATGCTCAATACATTCTTTATTTCCATATTTACCAAATCCATTTGTTTTCACAATATCTTTACAGCGTTTCCAATCATAAATTTGTAAAGAACCATCTTCGTTTTCAAATATCATATCAATCGATCCTGCAAGACGAAGTTCTTCATGATACACCATCCATTCCGTACGGTAGGGACGACTGTTCAATTCTGGAAAATCGCTGAGAAATTTGTTAAAATAACCATATTCTATGCTGTTGTTTTCATTGGGACATTCATTATAATAACATTCAATATCATAATGCATTTTCGTTCCTGCTTCCGCTGCTTCGTCGCGATTCTTGTCCCATAACGCTTTAATTTCATCGCTTGTCATGGGATAGTATTTATTTTGAGGCCATTTTGGTGATCGCATCATATTGGAAATGATTCTATCAGAATCAAATTTCTCGAAATGAGCATGATTGAATGTAGTCACCGATTTAAAACCACTATCGCCTTTAATGGTATAAATATGAGGACCTTCATCAAAACTGATGTATTGATCTCTCTCATGAGGATTTTTCTTTTCTAAAAATGTTTGGGGATTTGCCGACATATTTCTTATTTAATAATTATTATGAAATAATTGTTAAATCAATTTTAAATTAATTAAATGCCTGCAGCAGCTAATCGTTGTAACACAGAAGCAAGTTGTGATTCCAGATTTGCAACCTTTTGTTTTTCTGCTTGAAGTTGTCTGTCTATTTCCTGTGTGGCCGCTGCTGTAACCGTCCATATTGCGTTCTTGTCAATAGTATGAAAATCATTGACTTCTTGACCAATCACAAATACATAGGATGTATTAGTATCAGGATCGATAACATCATTAGGATCAATAGCCTTTTCTAATTCTATTGTTGTATTATTAACAATTCGTATAACCTTTCTGTATATTTTTTTTCCTGTTGGAGACATAATTTTAATATAAGCTACTTTATTACCATTTTTATCTGTTAATTCAAGTGTAAGATCATTAAAATTAGTTTTAATATTTGGATCTAAATTAGAATCAAAATCTGTTGAAGCAGTCAAATAATTTCCTGAAATTGTTGCAAAACAATAAATATTCGGTATAAAGCTTGTGTTTTTGGGATTACAAGCATAGGGTAAAACCTCCTTCACTTCTTGAGCAATAAAACCATAAACAGTAGTGTTAGTTTTGGTGAATTTGTTAATATATTGATATGTTGAAGGCTTCAACTTACGAAAATCAACAAGAGCTTTATCATCATCAATTTCATTAATATTACACTTAATACGTTTGTCTGAATGAATAAACAATTTCCCTTCAACAAGAACATTGTTTTCAAAATATCCTGATACTTTTTCGGACTGCTGACTACTGCTACTACTACCACCACTACTACTAAGACTGCCAACTTTTCTAAAAGTACTATTCGATGATCGTGTACCAACAAGTAAAGAAACTGAATCACCACCTCCACCCCCTATAATAGTGTCTCCAGTATCACTACTACTATTGCCTGTACCAGTAAAATTGAATTTATTATCTTCATTAATGTATAATGTACTATTGGTCCAGTCCTCACCAATCTGGACATCGCCATGTGAGGTAATCACCATTGTTTTGGAATAAAAATTCCTATCGCCAGGGTTGGAGGCCTCGGCTTTGTTTCCACATCCAAACGCAAGAAGACCGTGTTTTCCATCAACACCGCTACCAACATAATTATAAGTTGTTGGTTGATACCATATACGGGCTGCTGGAGTCGGTGATTGATTTTCATAATATGTTTGCTGTGTAGCTGAGGAATAGAAACTATATATATTACTATAAAATGTAATTGACTCATTTTGATTGAACAGTGGTTCAACACCATCTGTGTTCGATGGTATTGTATATGGAGTAGTTATGTGTAAAGCACCAGTACCGTCCAATGTTGTATTTGGATCGAATCCTATGCATAATTTACCGTTCACATCTAAAGGTGTCCGAGGAGATGTAGTTCCAATACCGACGTTACCTTGAGAAGTAACAACCATTCTAAGATCAGCATTTGTAACTGAATTAGTAGTGTTCTCACTGTTAGTATAAAACCCGATATCGCCGCGCTCATTATTACCCGTTCGTTTATAACCAATGGCTGCTTTTGTATAAGCAGTGTCTGATTCAGTACCAAATCCCAAAAAAGCATGATTACCATCTGCACTTCCTGCACTTATTTTTGCAACTAAGGTAGCATTACCTGCAGTTTCACTATTTACATGTAACAAACAACCAGGAGTCGTCGTTCCAATACCGACATTGCCAGTATCAGCTTTAATAATCATTCTTTGAGTAGTGGCATTTGCATATAATCTTAAATCCGCAGCAGTAGTACCTAAACTACCATAATTAATATACATGCCATCACTCATAGAAATATTTTGAATAACACGTAAATTTGCATATATGTCGGGAGTTGCTGCATCAGTATTATTTTTAATAATAGTTTGATTATCCAATTTATAAGTTCCTGTTCCAGTAACACTAATAGAACCATTGACATCTAATTTTGATGTTGGACTCGTCGTACCAATACCGAAATTTCCAGCAGATGTAAGCACCATTTTATCTGAGTTGCTAATTCTAAAACCAATTGATTGTCCAGATGTACAATTTAATAGTGTTTTTCCAGCATTATCTTGTAATAAAGCATAATTGGAAGCAGTATTCATATCAATATGCGCAAAGGTTGCTTTGTCAGAAAAACTACTTGTAAAACCAATAGCAGCATAACCGAAATAACTTGTAGTATCACTATTATAATTACCACTAATGGAACCTGTAACATCTAATTTGTATGCTGGATTCGTCTTGTCAATACCAACATTTCCACCTGAATCTATTCTCATTCTTTCACTTAATCCTGATCCAGTGTTTGTTGACAATATTAAATCACCTTTAACGTCATTTGCAGTTCCATCATGACTACCTTGTATTTGAGCCAAGACATTATCAGTATGATCTTTAAAAATAATTCTTGTTTCAGCCTGTCCATCTCCATTTTCGTCAGTTGAATTCTTTAATGTTAAATAGGCACTTGCTCCTTCAAGACCAAGACTTGCAAATTTTGGAGTTGCGGTTGTTTGAAGATTTTGATTTATTGTACATGTTTCAGAAACAGTTAATGTTTTACTTGAGGCTCCAAAAGCAAGAGTACCTGATTGAGTGCCGCCAATGGTAAAGTTTTCATTTACAGTTAATATTTTACTTGCAGCTCCAAAAGCAATAGTACCTGAATTACCAGCACCAATAGTAAGGCTTTCATTTACAGTTAATGTTTTACCTGCAGCTCCAAATGTAATAGTACCATCAGAACCATCACCAATAGTAAGGCTTTCATTCATAGTAAATGTTCGAGCAGATCCGAGAGCCGTAATTGTGACATTATTCCCAGAACCAATGGTAAGGTTGTGATTCATAGTAAATGTATTTGCCTGACCAAGAGCAGTAATTGTGACCCCATATCCACCAGCACCAACGGTAAGGTCACTATTCATAGTAAGCGTTTTAGAACCAGAAACGGCATCAATAGTAACATTGCCATCTTCAGTTGTAAAATTGCCACCTAATGTAATTCCGCGATCTGCATTTCCTGTGGTAAAAGTAAGTGTTTTATCAGAAGCAGTTAAATCGTTTGCTGTTTTTAATTTTAAGTATTGACTTCCAGTAGATAATATATTGACTGCAGCGAATTTAGGAGAGGCACTGATTTGTAAATCTTGATTTACAATACTATTACCAGTAGCCTTAAAGGTATGATTACCTCCAAATCGTAATTCACCTGCATTAGGTTTCCATGTTAAATCGGGATCTACTTTAATAATATCACCACCAGGTTGAGAATTTGTGTTCACTGTAAATGTCAATGGAAGATATGAATTGGATGATGTATCTTCAAGTGTTACAACTTTTCCTGAACTATAAGCCTTTGCAACACCTGTTACATAAGTAGCAACTACTTTTTCAGATGGAATCTTACTTTGAGAAGCAGTTGCCAAATCAGCATCTGGATTAAAATCCAATAATTGAATATTATTACTTCCTGCAAATTTCATAATTTTATTAATAGTATTAGTTAGACCAGAGATTGCAGTTAAATTAGAATTTGCAGCTTGTGCTCCGAATGCTGCAAGAGCTGCCGCTGCAGATGTTGCTCCAGTACCACCTTTGTTAATTGGTAATGGTCCAATAATTGCCGTTTTAGTTAAGTCAATACTTATCTTTGAACTATCAATTACTAAACCTCCATTTGTATTAAGATCTACAGAAATTGTAGTAGAACTTTTATTTATACCTACACCAGCAACAACGTTTTCTGCACCAGAAAATTGAATAAAATTAACATTTGTAGTACCAACAGTTCCACCACTAATACCACCATCTTCAATAAAACCAGAGTTAGCTTGACTACCATTTTCTATTAATACATAGGCACAATGAAGTTCACCTGAAGCGGCAGAATCAGCATCAGTAGCTCTGGTTAATTGCCATTTACTACTTGCTTGTGTATCTCTTTCATATGTGCCACTGGGGAGACTCGCAACATCATAGCCCACCAGTGAATATACTGACGCCGCATTAACATCACTCGCAATAGCAGGCGGTGATGTCGTAAGGTCCAGTGCTGTGTCTTTTAATTGACCACTGGCATTTAAAATTTGATCACTTGTTAATGGAAATGAGAAAAAAAGACGTTCATGATCATCATCACCAACAATAACATTAATATAATCGCCAGCCTTATATCCACTTCCAGAAGTATTAGTAAATGTTATTGATGTTATAAAATGGAAATACGGACCTGAGCTGGTGCGAAGGATATCAACTGAATCGATTGTACCACCACTACCTACACCAACTAAACCATCATAGGCTACAGTTGTAATAGAAATTGTACCTGATTCTGTTGCATTTTGACTCATTACGAGTGTGCCACCACTGGCATAATAGAGTGAAGAAATTGTTGTTCCAGTTGGAATTCCTGGACCAGTTATTGTTTGACCTAATGTAACCTTCTGGTTGAGGTTGGCTAAGGGTATCCCACCTATAGTTGCTGAATCAATTGTAATGGTACCAGTAAATGTAATAGATGGGAGTTTACTCCCAGTGGTGACCATCGTACTGTAGGAGCTTTGCACAGTACCACCACCTGATTGACCAATGTCGAATGTTATGTTCAGCTGAAGGGGACTTCCGAATGTGTAAACGCCGGTAATTACAGCTCCAGTTGGAACACCAACGCCCGACACAAATCTTTGTCCTACAACAATATGTCCATCACGGTCAGGAAAGTAATCTGATGTTATCATGGTGCTGTGAGCAGTGACTTTAGCCGCGATCTCAGAACGAGGATTTGGATCATTAAACATTGACAAAAATTTTCTTTGATTACCAGTACTATCAGTACTATATCCACCTAAACTTGTAATAGTATAAATACCATTATGTGCAGCATTAGTTTGATTTTTAATTAAAACCCTATCACCAGTATCCAAAGCTTCACCGCTTCCATCTGGAGCAGTTAGAATACTACCATCCCATTTAACTTTATCAAAACCACCAGGAAAATTGGCTGTAAGGGTTGCTCCAACACCACTTGTACCATTATTATACGTTGCATTTAAACTACCATCTTTAACACGCCAATCATTAAATTGTGCATCATTATTATAACTTACAGACTCTAATTGTGCATAAGTACTATTATCATGTTTAACACTTGCTAAAACAACAGGAGTATGAATATTTAAACCTTGAGCAACACCATCCACATATGCTTTTCTTGTTACATCATTTGCATTACCACCTTGTGTAGTAATAGATGCTGATGTGAATTGAGGACTATCATCTGTACCTAAGCCCAAGTTAGTTCTTGCAGCACCAGCATCTGTTCCTCCAGTACCACCATGATTGACCGCTAAAGCGGTTCCTAAAGTTAAAGAACCAGCCAAAGCAGTATTTGCTCCACTAAATGTTACAGCGGGAGTAGTTCCTGATTTAATAATTAAATTATTGCCAGATGCTTTGGTTAATGAACCAAAAGTAGTATCTTGTTTTTTTAAAAATATATTATCTGTACCTGTATCAAGTGTAATATCTCCACCAGAATCTAATGTAATTGGTTGAGCAGCAATAGTCAAACCAGTTGTTCCATCATGTGTAAATGAAATATCATCATCTGCTCCCATAGTAATGCGAGAACTATCAGTATTTAATATTAAATCATGACCGATAGTAATATTACCAGTAGTGGTTACACTCTCGAAATTTACGCCTGCAGTAGTTTGTAAATTTTGATCCAATACAACACCTGTAGCAGTTAACCTTAAATTACCTGCACCAATGGTCATGGATCCAGAATCGGGATTAAAAGCTAATTTATTACCAATTAATAATGAAGCATTATCAACAGCAGTTGCAGCAGCAGTATAAGGAATATAACGTGTAGTATCAGTAGTAACATCAACAGTAGTTTTAATTTTTTCAGATTTGTCTGCAAGCACAGCAGTTGCAGGCTTTTTATTATCAACATATGCTTTGACAGATTGTTGTGATGGAATAGCTGTTGCAGAATCAGATCCTAAAGTATCTTCGTGTTTAAAATCTAAGAAACTTGCAGCTGCTGCAGATGTATATTTAATAATTTTGTTTGCACTCGCTGCTCCAATACCTCCTGTAGTACCATCTTGTAATACACTTGATATTGCTGATAAATTAGGATCTAAACGTTGAGCATTTAATTTTGTAGATCCACGTGCAACATTTGCAGTAGTTGATCCTGTACCACCTTGACTAATAGAAATACCACTACTTAAACTAACAGTTCCTGTAATTTCTACGTCTCCATTTAATTTTGTATTTCCGCTTGCAACTAAAAATGAATAATTATTTGCTCCTGTTGCATTTGTTGCTTCAGAAATATAAAGAGTAGAAGCATCTGTGACTGTTGCGGTTGCGTCATTCGTAATAGTTGGTGGAGTTATATGTAAACCAGTAATTAATGCATGTGTGGATGTTCCATTATATTCAGTAATAGTTCCACAAGCAATTTTATGAGCATCATAAGAAGCATTTGCAGGTAATGTAATAGTATCACCAACAGTTTCAAATTTTTCACTTACTTTTAAACTACCTAAGGCTGTAATAAGTTCATTTGATTTACCAATAGTACCTGCTCCTGAATTTAAAGCCAAAGTCATTTCACCAGTAGTAGCATTAAGTGATAGACCAGAACCACCACTAACACAAACAGTACCTGTTTCATTTGGTAAAGTAATTGTTTCATAAGTAGTATAACTACCAGTAATAGGTTGAAGTAATATTTTAGAATTGTTAGATTTATTAAATAAGGTTAATCCATCTTCACTAATAAAGGAGAAAGCCTTATAGACATCATATGTACCTGCACTTAGTGCAGTATCTGAAGTTGACAATGTTAATCCTGAAATAGTAGCAATATTAAATGATCCAGAACTATGATTACCACTGACAATAGTATGTGTACCATATGTTGTTGAATTTACAGTAATACTTATTGTATCACCAGTAGCATATCCACTACCTCCTTTTGATATAGTAAATGAGGTCAATTGTGAAGCACTTGTTACAATAGATGATATTTCAGCTCCTGAACCAGAACCAGATACTGTATTTAAGGTAATAGTATTTTGTTTTGTTCTAAATTTAAATTTACCATACTTGTTACTATAATCATAAGATTTTGTAATGAGTTCCATGTCAATCGTATCGTCAGTATCGCCGATTGATTCAATCATAGGACCAGTTCCAGTGGAAGCATCACTAATTTTAAATTTATTCACTGCTGAAGACACACTATTTAAATCAAGTTCAGTCAATGTAAGATTAGTGACTTCTACTTTAGATGTGTTATTTTTTCCAATATGAACAACACCATCAGATCCACTGCCATTTTTTGTTCCAGCATCAATATATAAATCTTTTCCATTACCATCTGCTACACTTTGTGCTGGAATGGATAATTTAACATTCTGTGTAGTATTACCAAGAAGTAGTTTTGTGTGATCAGATTCTTCTGATAATCTAAATACTTCGGTTGGTATACCCTCAAATCTTTGAATTGCTGTATTAAGAACATTTTGATTAGAAGGTTTTACTACTTCCATACTAATACCACCACCAGAAACACTTCCATAACCATATAATCTTACACCAGTTGGAGCATCCCTATGATTATAAGTTCCATTAGCAATAGGAGATGAATTATTGGCAGGCGTACCAGCTAAATTACCCGAATTAAAAACACCATTTGTATGATCTCCAACAGCAATAGTATATGAACCAAGAGCAGTTACACTACCATTAATAGGTGCAATGCTTATAATTAAAGTATCACCTGTTGCATAACCAGATCCAGATGCTTCCATTGTAACAGATGTGATACTTCCAGAAGCAATAACTACTTGTGATACAATAGCTCCAGTTCCATTACCACCAGTTGTGGTTGTTATTGGTACACCATCATATGTTGATTTTACCGAACTAAGTAATTGTAATCCACCAGATGTTTCAAAACCAATCGGTTTTGTAGAACTACTTCCCAATGACGTATTTATTTCATTAATTCTTGATATAACAGACGAATTATTGGAAGTAACAGTAGAACCTATTCCTTTTCCTGCAGTTAAATACCCACTGCTATCAGTAGTGAGGGCAATGTTATCTTTTGAATATAAAATTAAATCGTCACTTGAACCTTTTGAAAAGCCCGAATCATTATATCCAATAGATAATAATTTTGATGGAATATTTGCAGTTTCGCCAACACCAACATTTCCAGATGATGTAATTACCATATTTGTAAGTGGAAAAGTAGCAGGTTGATTAGTAATTTCACTGGAAGTTGTTGAAAAATTAAGTTGATTTGAATGTAAAAATGTTTGTTTGGATATTTTATTAATATATGTTCCATCATCCAATCCTCCAGGCTCTCGTGATACAACAGTTAGATTAGTTGTATGTGTTCCATCAGCAATAGCATTGCCTGTTAAATCACTCTCAGTGGAAGGATTTACGGGCATAATTCCAGTTAATTTTCCTGTAATCGTGTATGTTCCAAGAGCAACACCATCTATACTAATAGTTATTGTATCACCAGGAACATAGTTTGAACCAGCAGCATTCATTTTAACGGAGATTACTTTCGTTCCTGTAATAACAACTTCACTTACAGAAGCACTTGATCCGCTACCATTTGTTGCAACTGTAATAGCTGATGTATAAGTTCCATTGCCAATATTATTTGGATCGGTAGGCATCAATCCATTAAGATAATGATCAGCAGTAAATCCACCAGATGTTAATTCTGATTTAAATACACCATTGCTATCAATATCATCAAGAGTAACAATATATGGACCAACATAACGTGATTCTGATGGCGATGATATGGTTTGTTTAATAACAATTTTATCTCCAACAACATAATTAGAACCACCGCTTATTTTAACTGATGTTACACTTCCACTTGAAACAATTAATTCGCTAACAGTTGGTGGTGTACGTGACATCGATGTCAAATCACTACTGATAAAAGTTTTCGATTTAAAACTACCATCTAAAAGTACACCAGTATCAGGAATAGTATAATTACCAACAATTTTATCATTAATACTTATTTTAATTTTTTCATTAGCAGTATATTTACTACCACTTGCAATTACATCCATTGATGTAATTACTTTATTACTTATCATAAAATTATTAATTAATAATCCAGATGAACGATTATATGTTCCATTAGCAATACCATATATATTAGAAGGTAAATTAGTAGTAATTTTTTGTGAAATAAAAGCACCAGTAGAAGCAGTAATATCACCAGATTGTATAATATAATATCCTAATGGTTTAATTGTGTTATTATTAAATATTTCAATAGTAAACAAATCACCAGCAGCATAACCTGTACCACTTGCAGCCATTGTAAAAGATGTGACAACTCCAGGATTACCAGAAATAATTACTTGTTCTACAATTGCTCCGCTACCACCACTCTCGGTAGTAGCAGTAAATGAAGAATTAGTATAAGTAGTAGCAATTGCATTACCGTTAGCAGTGGGCATTACATCTGATAGTGTATAATTACCTACAGGTAATGCAGTTCCAGATGATAAATTTAATGCAGATCCAATTGTGACAGTTGCAACAGGTAACGCTCCATCTGAAACAGATGGTATTGTATAACTTCCATAAACAGTTGCAGAACCCAAATTTGGTGTAATACTAATAGTAATAGTATCGTTTGCATTATAACCAGTTCCTCCGCCAGTGATAGTAAAAGAGGTCAATCCTGTTGAACCAATAACCACATTCGATATAACAATATCATTATTACCACTACCATTAGTTGTTATTGTAGCGCCAAGATTGATAGTTGAAGTTATCAAAGCACCACTATTTACATGACTGCCAATAAGAGTATATCCAGTATATTCAATACCATCAGCAGTAATTTTTAATATATCACCTCCCGCATAACCTGAACCACCAGAAGAAACTGTGAAAGATTTTAATTTACTGTCTGTTCCAGTGCCAGTAGTAGTAACATTTGAAATAGTTGCTGTTGTATTAGAATCATTAGTAGTAGTTGATGTAATACTAAAATAAGTACCATTAGAAATATTATTCAAAATTGTTGGCAGTGTACCAGTTAATAAATTAGTAGTACTATCACCTCTTAATGTAGTAGAATTTAAATCAGTATTTTTAATTATATACGGACCTAATTTTACTGAATTTAAACTAATAACCAATCTATCACCTGGAGTATATCCTGTACCAGCGCCGGAAACTTTAATAGAAGTAATTGAATCACCAGCAATAACAATTCTGGTAATAGTGGCTCCAGTACCTACGTCACTTCGTGTTTGATTAAATGGAGAGGAATCTACTTTAAATGTAGAATATCCACCACTTCCACTCCATAGATAAAAATTACCATCATTGCTTGACAAACCACTGTTAGTATTTGTTGTAACGGTAGTAGTATTAGTGCCATCATAATCGATTGTTCTATTATTTCTCAAAAATAATGTTTTATAGAATTGTGATTGTCCATCAACTGTTAAATAGGTAGAATTTTTGAAAGCTGTAACATCTGTATTATTAATATTTGAATTGGTTGTGTCATGTATACCTAATTTAAGAGTAAGCTCATCACCGTTAGATTCATTAGCAAAATAAGTAACTAAATTTTTAACACCATCACTTGAATTTAAATACGTAGTATCTACACTTGCAATTGTTAAATAGGTACTTCCTGTTACTCTAAGATCACCATTTACTACAACATTTTTAATAGAGTCCTTTCCTGTGCCTGACTGGTGTGTGAAATCACTATTTGCATAATTAATAACCATACTATTTTTATCAAATTTGATATATCTTTTTGTAGGTAAATCAGCATATGAAACGGAATTAACAGTTGAATTGTCATTAGTAGAACTTAATTTAATTTCGTCAGATTTAAGATGTAATGAATTGTTATTCATAGTAATATAATTATCATTCGTTGCATTATCTTGATGAATTTTAATATTATTACTTTGTATATTTACATCATCATCGCGTACTGATGAAGTTAAATGATAACCTATTATATCAATATCTTTACCTTTTATTTGAACTTTGTTATTTGTATCATTTCCACTGATATCAATATAATTTCCAGAAATATTGGTAGATCCAATTAATTCAATTCTCTCATCATGATCATCCGTACCTGCAGTATTAATTCCTGAATACAATTTAACACCTCCAGTATAAAAACTTTTCACAAGTGTGTTATTCATAGTGACATCGTTATCATGTTTATTTATTGCTAAAACATCATCGTCATCATGTTGTATTGCGTTTCTTATGACACGATCTACTGATGCTTCAGGACCATTTGCTGATCCACCACCAGGATTACTATCAATAAGAGTGATTAATGCGGTTGGTAAATTTGGTTTATATACAATTTGTAGTCTATTTCCAAATTGCTTGAAACTACCAAATATAGATAATTTATCTAAAAGCAGTTCACTTGAAGTAAATGATAATGCGCCTATACGTAGAGTTTTCGTTGCTGTCAAACTATTTGCAATAAGAGCATCAACTTCGAGATTACCACTACTTGTTAAAACAGGAACATTGACAGTTTGATAACTATGTGTTCGATCAATTCCGCCGATTTTCTTCCAACTCATTAATTTATGCTAATATTAAACTATTTTACTTTGAAACAAAATAATAATTTATTATGTAGAAGTTATGTACCTACATAATATATTTAAAGCATTTTAAAATGTTTAGAACATATATAGAGAATGTTTTCAATAGAATTATCGGTAAATGCGGTTAAAGGAAGTAACATGAATGTGAATGATTTTATAAAAGAATTATGTGAAGAATTAAATTGTTTGTCTTATGCTTATTATGATGATATTATATACGACAAGGGGAAAAATTGTAATATTCAGATGATACATCAAATAAGTTTTTCGAGAAGTTCGACTGATGAGTTCATTTTTTTTATAAATTCAATTAAATACAATAAATATATTTACATTGACTGTATATACGCGATGCAAAGTAATAAATGTAGAGTATTATTTGCATCAAAATTCTATTGTAAAAATAACATGTCTAAGCAAAGTAGAAAATCTTATTTGGAAAATGAGATTTTCTCAGAGGAAGAGAGTAAAATATTAAATACTTTATCCATTAAAAAATAGTTTTTTCTATAGATGGTATGGCTTGTGTATTGCGATAGGTTGGTGTTTTATTTTTTCTGGTTTTAGTTTTTGTTTTAGTTTTAGTTTTAGTTTTAGTTTTAGTTTTAGTTTTAGTTTTTGGAGTAGGAGTTCTTTTACGCGTTACTTTATTTTTAGTCAATGGTTTAATAGATTGAGGTGTATTACCATAATCATCGATGATACGTTGATCCAACGAAGAAGGAGTTGCATGTTTATTAAATAGATCCATGAGGTCGTCATTCTCCAATTGAATAAATACCTCATCTCCATTGTGATCACCTATTGCTAAATCTAATGTATTCCCATCGTATGTAGCATCATATTGTAGTCCTTGTGTCAATTGATCATTTATATATGTTTTAGAAAGACCATAACTATCAACTTTAGTTGTCATTTATATAATTTAATATAATTTAATTATAATGGAAAATATTTTTAAGGTGAAAATAAAAACAATAAAAGAAAAAAGAGAGAAAGAGAAGGTGGTTAATTCAGTTTCAACTATTGATAGTTTGTTTAATGATGATTTTATGACATCATATTTTTCTAAAAAGGAAAAAAGTGACAAATAATAATCACATGTATTATTATTAATGTTTGGTTCTAATATTAATAATAAAGGAAAAATAGAAAAGAATGCAAATGTGAAAGAGGGTCCGTGTATAATTCCGTTTAATTATAAATGGAAGACACAAAATGAATGTTTTGATACACCGAAAGGTCCTATATGTGCAACATCAGTGTCGGATAGAAATACTTTGAAAACATATGGTTATTGTAAAAGCAAAAGCAAAAGCAAAAGCAAAAGCAAAAGCAAAGAAATGAACGTTAAAAAGAGCACTAAAAAAAAGACACTCAAATTGGTCGATTCATTTTCAAAAAGCAATAAGAAAAAAACATATAAACGTAGATCTCCAAATAAATTAATGAAGTCGCGAAGTAAATCAAAAACTCCTGATGCACCCAAAACTATGGAAAAAATGAAGGGGCGTAGGTTAAACGAAGAATTTATTGATATACTGGGTGAATTCAATCAGTTGCTATTAAAACGTGGTGAATTTATGAGAGGTAGAGCTTATCAAAAAGCACAAGAATCTATAATGAACTATCCAGATAATATTACAGAAGTATCTCAAATATCGAGTTTTAAAGGGATCGGGGCAACAATAACATCCAAATTAGGTGAATATGTTACAACGGGAAAAATAGAAGCATTGGAAAAAGAGCGCAATAATCCGCTTCATATATTCACCGAAATATATGGTGTAGGTCCCAAAAAGGCAAAAGATTTAATTGAAAAGGGAATTAGAACACTTGACGATTTGAAAGCACAAAAAAATGAAGTATTAAACGAAACACAATTGTTGGGTTTGACATATTACGAAGATATACTAAAACGTATTCCAAGAAGCGAAATAGAAGAATACGAAACTATTTTTAAGAAGGAATTCAGTAGTGTTAATAATGGTGATTCGTCTTTCGAAATTGTAGGTAGTTATCGAAGAGGAGCAAAAACATCAGGCGATATTGATATTATTATTACAGATAAAAACAACGATAAAACAATATTTGAGAAGTTTATTAACCGTTTGGTCGACGAAAAGATAATTGTTCATAAGCTAACTGATGGAAAAACAAAGACATTAGTGATTGCTAAGATGGGTGATAAACCTGCACGTCGCGTAGATTTTTTGTATAGCCCACCATCAGAATACTATTTTGCCACATTATATTTTACAGGAAGTAAAGTATTTAATACTGTAATGCGCCAACGAGCATTAAATATGGGGCATTCATTAAATGAACATGGATTCTATGTAATGGAAGGTAAAAAGAAGGGTCCAAAGCTGACTGATGAATTTTTAAGTGAGAAAGAAATATTTGATTTTCTTCACATGGAATACAAAGAGCCTGTAGATCGTATTGATGGACGTTCAGTAATAGTTGATGATACAAAGGTTCCTCAAAATTCAATAGTTGAAGAAAAGGTGGAAGAAAAAGTGGAAGAAAAGGTGAAATCGAAACTAACGAGTAAAAAAACGACACCAAAAAAAGCATTGTCTCCAAAAGAGAAAAAAAACAGAACACTAAAAAAATCTAAGAAAATACCACCAAAGAAACATATAGAAAATTTCAAAAAACAAGGCATTGACTATTTAATATTAATGACTGAAGATGAAATAGCGGGAGCCATTAAATATGCAAATGATGTATATTACAATAATCCAGATAAACCAGCAATGTCAGATAACGAGTATGATATTGTAAAGGAATATATGGAAACCAATTATTCGTCCAATCCTATATTAAAAGAAATTGGGGCTCCAATTGAGCGAAATAAAGTATTATTGCCATATGAAATGTGGTCTATGGATAAAATAAAACCAACAACCGACGCATTGCCAAAATGGATTGAAAAATACAATTCTCCCAAGGAATATGTTATATCGGCAAAGCTGGATGGTGTAAGTGGAATGTATACAACTGAAGGCGATGAACCGAAATTGTATACACGAGGCAATGGTACGGTTGGTCAAGATGTGAGTCATTTAATTCCTTATTTAAATTTGCCAAGTAAAAAGGATATTGTTATGCGTGGTGAATTTATTATGTCTAAAAAGGTATTTAATGATGTATATCGAACAACAAATTCAAATGCTCGCAATCTGGTTGCGGGAATAGTAAACAAACTTAGTAAAAGTGTGAAGGACTATGAAAATTTGGATTTTGTTGCATATGAATTAATTAAACCTGAAGTAAAATCTTCGTATCAGTTGAATTTTTTGGAAGAACTGAATGTTATTACTGTTCGTAATGAAATTACAACAGAATTATCAAATGATTATTTATCATCCAAACTGGTTTCATGGAGAAAAACGTATGATTATGATATTGATGGTATTATTGTTGCTCATGATAAAATTCATTCACGTGTAAGTGGTAACCCTGATCATGCCTTTGCTTTTAAAATGGTATTATCCGATCAAATTGCGGAAGCAAAAGTAGTAGATGTATTATGGTCTCCAAGTAAAGATGGATTCTTAAAACCAAAGATAAGAATAGAACCAGTTGAATTGGGTGGTGTTAAAATTGAATACGCCACTGCGTTTAATGCTGCTTTTATAGAAAATAATAAATTAGGTATTGGTGCCTTGGTTGAAATTATACGTAGTGGGGATGTCATTCCTTATATACAAAAAGTGGTAGTTCCTGCGGAAACCTTAAAAATGCCTGATGAAGAATACGTGTGGAACGATACACATGTTGATATTATATTGAAGGATAAGTCATCAAATGAAACAGTTCGTTTGAAGAATATTACAGGATTTTTTACTGACATAGGTGTTGATGGAATAAGCAGTGGAAATGTTAAAAAAATTATTGATGCTGGTAATGATAGTGTACCTAAAATATTGGCAATGGAAGAGGCCGATTTCTTGAAAGTAAATGGTTTTAAAGAAAAGTTGGCAAATAAAGCTTACACTAACATTAAAAAGCAAATTGATAGTGTTTCTTTGTTAACACTTATGAAGGCAAGTAATATATTTGGACGTGGATTAGGTGAACGTAAAATAAAGCCAATTATGGAAGAATATCCTGATATATTGGTTAGTAAATTATCCAATGAAGATAAAATAAAAAACATAATGAAGGTAAAGGGTATGGCAAAAAAGTCTGCCGAAGCTTTTGTTAATTCAATTGCGGATTTTAATTTGTTTTTAATTCAAGTAAAATTAACTGATAAACTTCATGATATACCACAGGTGAAGAATTTGGATGTGAATCATCCACTTTACAAGAAAAAAATAGTCATGACAGGATTTCGCGACAAAACATTGGAAGAAAGTATCAAAGCAGTAGGAGCAGAATTAGGTTCATCTGTTAGTAAAAATACATTTGTTTTGTTAGTGAAATCGTTGGATGAAACTACGGGAAAAATAGAACAAGCAAAAAAAATGGATGTTCTCATTATGACGCCCAATGATTTTGCATTAAAATATATTTAATTTTCATCCATTATATCTTTGATATTAATTTTAATGTGATGGTAAATCTTCGATCTAATTTTAGAATATAATGTAGATCGTTGACATGTACCTCCCATAATTTTATTTACAATATTGGAATAATAATCGTCGCCATATTTATTTGAATTTAATTCGCGCTGATGATTATCCTGCCATGTTTTAAACTGACGTATAATTTTTGAATTTATATCGTCAATATATTTTTCGAACACGCTGTTATCAATAATGTTCCATTTTTTATCAGAATAAATGTACAATATATGTGCCTTTTGAATAAATGCCATAATCGGACTGTTATCATTCTCAATGTGAATATTACTAATAAAAATTTGAAATATACCTTCGACTAAATCATTATCGAAGATATATTTTAGGTCACTATCATTTATTGTTAGTTTATCAAACCAATGTTTAAAGTCATCATGATCTGTATAATTATCATTAATCCAGTCCAAAATAGTGATTTTATTCTTTGATCTATTGACTATCCTTTTTAAAGAAGCTAACTCATTTTCCATAGCGGTTTGTTTCTTGATTAGATGTTGTATAACACCTACAAGTTGTTCATTATTATAATCAATAGTTAATATTGTATCTTTTTCCCTTGAATTTATTATTTCGCATAGTGATACATGTTTTTTATAGTAGCCTTGTTTTTTAAATCCTTTAAGACAATGTTGGCATTTAAATTGATGTTCCATTTGAATATTATCATTTAATAATATTCAAATTTATTATTCAATTTTATTTTTTATAACAGTATAATGTATATGTATAACTATCAGTTAAAAATAAGAACATTTGGAGCAGGAGGTAGCAAAGAAGAGAGGACAGGACAGAAAGACAAAACTGACAACAAGTATGAATATTTTGTTCATTCTAATAATACACGTACAGGAAACAGACATGGTTGTGATGTGAATCGAAGTAATTTCGGACCTCATCATAATTTAGTTAAACGAGCATTAGAAAAACAAATTCAAAAGACCGTTCGGGTAAGTAGTTCAGAATATTTAATGAATAAATCCAGCTTAAATGTTGCTGAATCAAGAAAAGGTGCAACAAATGGATGGAATCAATCAAGTGATCGATTGGTTCAAGCAATTTCAAAAGCGGTTGTTCCTTCACGTGGAAATTCTACTTCTGGATCCATAACCCGATTAAGACCAGGATCATTGAGACCAGGAGGAAAAGGAGTAGATGTAAAACATAATTCATATCATCGTTATTTAGCTCGGTTAAAAGGTCGAAAAGCAATAAGACAGGAAGCAGAGCCATCATCAGGAAACTACGAAGATGTGAACAATATTAAATTTAATATTGTAACAAGTTGTGCTTGTTAAAAATTTTTTTTATTCTTATAATGTATAATATTATGCCGCAAATGTATTTTATGTCAAATTGGAACAATACTCCGCAACCACGACAACAAGCACAACCACAACAACAGGCGCAGCCACAACTAAAAAGAAATTTATTAGTAAATCGTTTCAATAGAGGAGGTAATATATATGATATGCTTGAGGTAATACGTAACAGTAGTGGATCTTGTAAAGCATGTGGTCGAGGATAATCATATTTTTTTAATATAATAATTGGTTTTGGATTCTTTTGCTGTACAGAAACAGAATTCATTGTTGTTCACCTTTAATTTTTTGGATATTGTAGAATAATCTACACAGATTTCATTAGACATTGTACGCAGTGACGTGTATGCGTTGCAAAATCCATCATCACTTAATACAATATAATTTAATTCTTCTATTTGTTTTTGAAATTCATCCATAGCTTTATGATTATATTTATACCTATCATGTTTTTATATATTAGATTGTGTAATATATAAAATAATAAATTTATATATATATACATATGGAATCAACATGGGGTCATTTTGTCGACACAGACGAAGATATAGAATATATACATAAAAAAAAAGATGATTTTTCAAACAAAGAATCTGATTATGAATCAGAATATGATTCTGATTATGAAAATTATAATGACTATGATCCAAATTATTGTACTTATAGTATGTATTTCAATATTGTGTTAGTTGTTTTGGTATTATGGAAATTAAATAGTTAGATTAATTATTTATTAATGAGCATAATATTTTCTGAACTGTACATGAAATAGGTTCATCATCTGATACAGTAATTTTATGTTTTGTGTATTTTGGGTATAATTCAATTCTTTGATTGTATAACTCTTCAAAAGAATTGATACCTTCAGGGTATACAATGGGTCTTTCTTTTGCTTCTTTATTTCTTCTGTTAATAATATTATTATAATCTACATCCAGCCATACAATATCATATTTTTCTTTAAGCATATTCATTTCATCTTCATAATATACTGCGGATCCTCCACATGAAAACACTCCATTAAAATCATGGTATAACGATTTTTTTTCAGCCTCGATAAATTTTTCTCTACCATGTTGTGATAAATACTCAATTTCAGATGTACCGTGAACCTTGAAAAACAAATCTCTCGAATCTAAAAAGGGCACTCCTAAAGCGTCAGCTGTCATTTTGCCTAACGTAGATTTACCAGAATAACACATTCCTTGAAATACGATCGTTTTTTTTAAAGACATCTATAAAATATATTATTATATAGTTAATTAATATATTTTATGCATTTTTTTTCATTCTTAATAAAGTATCATACACTGCTTCTTTTATTGGTTTAATATGTGGATAAAGACTGATTAATTTACTTGTATCTAAACAATTATTCGATCGATCAGCGTCTAAAATTTTGGCTTGCTCTTCAGGTGTAAAATTTTTCCATGAAAAGTCAGGATCAACAATGTCTCTATACATGGTTAACACTTCATTATGTGATATTAATCCTGGATTGGTTAAATTCATTGTACCTGTTATGTTGTTGGTTGCCATATCTAAAGCAATTGGCAGCAAATCATCTAATACGCTCATCGCATTTGGAATGGAACAAATATATTCATAATTTGTAATTTTTGTAATAAAATTACGAGGATCTAATTTATCTGTAATAGGCATACGTATTCTTAAATTTAATGTATTTGTGGTAATTGAGGTAAGATGCATCAATTCATCTGTGAAACCTTTTACAACAGAATATGCCGATCCGAAAAAGTTTGGCTTATCGTCTTCATGAAACCCTGTTTCTTCATTACCAAATTTATGTTTTTCATCATATTTAAAAATACAACCTGTACCTAAATAAGTAAAATGTATATCATGTTTTTGACACAATAATGATAATACCATAGGTGAAAACAAGTTATCTCTCACATTATCATATATTTTCCCCTTTTGTTCCAAATAATCAATCGTTGTATATTGAACTCCGTTATCAGTGACTCCGTGTGTTCTACCTATAAAGCTCATCACATGCGTAGGACTAACTTCCATTAATTCATTATCGACATCTTCTTTATTATTTGCTCTACATTTAGACAAGACATAGTTTACTTGTTTTTTTTGTAGTATACTACACATCATCTTTCCTATCCAACCGTTATGTCCATAAATTAATACTTTCATTATAATAATATTGTGGAAGTTTTTGTTTAAATTTTTTTATTTAATTATAATATAATGATTAAATTACTTATAACTGGCGGTTGTGGATTTATTGGATCAAATTTTATCAATTATATATTTGATGATTCTAAGTACGAAATTGTAAATTTGGACGCAATGTATTATTGTGCTTCTGAGAGTAACGTAAATGAAAATATTCGCAAGAATGATAAATATCATTTTGTTAAAGGAAATGTGTATACCGAAGATATAGTAAATTTCATTTTATTTAAGTACGATATTACACATGTTATTCATTTTGCTGCTCAATCCCATGTTCAAAATTCATTCGATGATTCTCTACAATTTACCAAAGATAATGTTCTTGGAACACATATGTTGTTGGAATGTTGTAGACGCTATAAGAAAATAGAGCGCTTTATTCATGTATCAACAGATGAAGTATATGGTGAATCGATGAATGCTGTGGAGGAAAATCATAAAACAGAACATTCAATATTGTGTCCAACAAATCCATATGCCGCCACAAAGGCTGGTGCTGAATTAATTGCTCAATCGTATAATCATTCATATGGAATGCCAATTATCATAACAAGAGGTAATAATGTTTATGGGCCTAATCAGTATCCAGAAAAGCTGGTACCAAGATTTATTCAGCAACTGAAAAATAACGAAAAGGTAACAATTCAAGGCGAAGGGACAGCTGTTCGCGCGTTCTTACACGCATATGATACAGCATCTGCCTTTGAAACAATATTACTTAAGGGTAAAATAGGAGAAATTTACAATATTGGTTGTAACGATGGCATGGAATATACTGTTATGGAAGTTGCACAAATGTTAATTAAGATGATTAAAGATACTGAAGATTACGATGAATGGATAACCTATATAGATGATCGTCCATTCAACGATCAACGTTATTATATAAGTAATAAAAAACTTAAAGATCTTGGATGGGATGTTACAATTAATTTTAAAACTGGATTAGAAGCCCTTATTAATTAATATCAATGTTTAATTTGCTGAGAATTTTTTGTAAGTAAGAAGGTGGATATTTTATTTGATTATTTTTATATAATCTTCCTTCTTTCATACCACTTTGTAAGAAATGGCTGATGAGATCATCATTATTTAAAGTAGTCAAATCATTGTTTAAAGATTTATAAATAGATGGATCAAAATCATTTGGTAGCTTGTTACTTTTATATGATGTACCAAGCAACGCTTTTATTTTTACTACTGGGTAATCTGTATCAGACATATATTTCTCTCTGTATGGTTCAATAAAATTAATATTGATTGGGTCATTTTCTTCAAATAATCCATTTTTCTTGTTAAAAATAGTATGTGACTTCATTTCCAATTCATTAATTATTTCCTGAAAGGAAGCCTGTTTATTTTCTTTTATAAATTTATCATAAAATTTATATATTTTTAAAATACCGCTATAATTATAAATTCTTAAAAAATCTGTATAGTGTTTATAATTTTCATTACTAATTAACATTGACTGCATTTCATAGTTACTGTTAATAAAATTTTTAACAATGTCTTTACTCTTCATATATAAATACGAATCATTTGTTAAAATAAAACTTTTATATGTATGTAATAGATTGTATTCATTTTTAATGGCTTCATTCCATTTTCTGTGACATACGAAGCAATCATTTTCTATATAAAAAAAACTAATTTTATGTAGTTTATCTGGAAAATTTTCTTTTATTAATTGTTCTATATTTTGGGACCTAAATTGCAATGAATTGTATATTATTATCTTTTTTGATATTTTCAAAAATACAGAAACATTGTGAATTAGACACTGAATTTTTAGTTTGCTATTTGTATGACAAGCTATAATAGTGAGTATTTCTTTACTCATTGTACTAATATTAGATAAGATTAATTCTTTATCAGATATTTTTATATCTCCATGTAAGTATGAATTGTTGATTGTATTTTGTAATTGTTTTGTTTCATTAAATGACTCGTTTGAATATGGAAGAATACATATTGAACCTTTCTTTTTCTGAATTATGTTAAAAATTAATCTTTCAAAACAATGTTCGATTTGACTATCTGCAAGACCTTTATGTCCCATTTTTGTTTGTATATTATTTCCGTACAATTTTCGTTGTTTATATGCTGTATATATTTCGTATATGTCATATTTATAAAGAGAATAATATATCATTACCCAATGCGCATCAAATGAACTAACATCATTTAATAAATTATAATAATCAGGTTTATATATTTCATTAGCCATATCCTTGGATAAAATAAAATTGTTTCCTTCTGGAAACAAAACTAAATTATTATCTAATTGAAGCATTTCGCAAAAATTATTAAATATTTTCTTATTTCTATTATCACGATTTGTAACAACATTAGTATTTTTTTTACATATATTATTGTTTATTATATGATAATAATCGCCATTTAAAATGACAGGGGGGAAATATCCCGAATATTCGTTTTTTTGAATAGAATCATATAAATAATCGATATTTTTAAAAAACGGTTCGAAATAATCCGCTCTTTTTTTGTTATCACTTTTCGAATGTAAAAAGAAAATATAATTATATTTAATATTTAATGTACTAATATAATCAACCGCAATTATTTTTGCTCCAATGTCCATACCTTTGTTTGGGATTTTAATCAAAATTATATTGTCATTTAACTTATATTTTAACCCACCAATTGAATATGTGACAATTATTAAAGGTGATAATTTATTCTGTATTATATCAATATATTTACCATAAAACAACTGAAAATTATCTATATTCATACAATGTAAATGAACAATTGTAGAAATATTTTTATAATTTTTATTATTATTAATATCTACAACATATGAAATATGTTTACTTGGTTTTATTAATTCTAAAATGTATTTGTTAAAAATAAAGGGAAATTTGTGATATAGAATTTTTGAAGATGTATCAAATGTTGACGTTATTATGTCGCTACTAATGTCTTGTTTGGGTTTTTTATCTTTCATAATAACGTTGAATTTAATTTTATTAAATAATTCTAACTCATCTGGTAAGACATCCTTCATACTATTTTGTTTATTATTCAATATATACTTCATATATTGAATATATTGTATAGATGAACTATAGTTATTTACGATTAAAAATGTATTATCATAAACTGGTTTATTTGTACATTTCATTTTACGATCAATATTGATAAAATGATGGATATACTCATATACGCATCTACATGATTGTCTTAACTTAGCATGATAACTAATAAAAAAATTCAAATCAAATGAGTTGTATGATTTGATGTCACATATCCTATTTTCTTTGTGTCCAAACAAAATGTAATGATTTAGATATTTATATATGTATTTTAATTCTGAAATTAAATCTAAATTAAAAAAAATATATATAATCAGAGAAAAGTTAGAATTTATTTTACTAATATCATTATAGTAAGTAGATAACTTTAAAATATAAAATAACTCATTGTCACTTTCATCACTAAAGCAGGGTTCATCTAATTTCCAAGCTTCATTGAATATGTGACTCCATAATTTTTTTTTGGTTAAATATTTATTTATTTTGTCAGGATATTGATTCGAGTACCATTTTAAATTACTTTTGGTAAAAAATCTTTCATAAAGTATTGTGTATCTATTATCATTATTCATTAATAATAATAGATATAAAATTTTTTGGTAATTATTAAATTCCATTTCTGAGTCTATTGACCAATTCGTTATTATATGATAATTGTGTCTGTGAATTAGTAATACTCTCTTGAATACTTTGATTCTGTTGTTTGACAGAATTTATTAATTCAATCATTTTGTTATTCAGTTCGTTATTTTTTTGATTAGCTAATGTGTTTGCTTCATTCAATGTCGTTGTAAGTTGTTCTTGAATAATTTTTTTTTCATCTAAAATAGGTGAAATAAACGAATTGGCTTTATTATTGACATTGTTAATTACGTCTTGTAATTCTTGTTCTTTCTTTGATTGTTTATCATCAATTTGCTTTTGCAGTTGATCTTGTTTATTAATAAAGTCTTTATACTTTTCTTCATAATTTGCTTTACTTTGTTGTTTTTGCTGTTTGACAAGAGCAGTTTGTCTTTCTAATTCTCTCATAGATTGCGCTTGTGATGCCTCTTTTTGTTGTTCAACAAGTAATATTTGTTGTTGTAATTCTTTTTCAGCTTGCGATTGGGTTTCCTCTTTTTGTTGATTTGAAAATTCTACTACTGATTCAGTAGCTAAAATGCGAGCTGCTTGTGATTTACGTGCTACTTCTTGTGCCTCTATTGCCTTTATTTTTTCCTCATCGCTTGGTTTACTAACTATATTTTGTACTCTTGGTCTATATTGTAATCCGTTTGTTTTACCTATGAAGTAAAAATGTCTATGTGCGTTTACTTCGGTTGTAGAACTATCATAACCATTTATCTCTAAATAATAAGATGTGTTATATTTTAAATATTCTAATTCTATTTTTAAGAATTTATCTTTGAAAGCATAGTAATCGTTATTTATTTGTTCCTCTTTAAATATAGGTGCTCCTGTTGCATATCTGGATACATTCGCATGTTTCCATTTTGATGACACGGTATTATTATTATTGTCTAAAGGATTTTTAGATGCAAAATTACTTAATTCTTCTTCAATTTTTCCGCCTGAAATAGGATATAATGTAGAATTATACCATTCTACATTGTCGGTAGCTTTAAATAATTCGTAATATTTTTTTTCTTCAGAATAAAATTCTGAAATCTGTTCTTGTGTAAAAACCATAATATATTATATTAATAATTTATTTTATAAAAATAAATTACTTATAATTGGTATTGATTATAAACATTACCTTTGTAAAAATCATTATTTATAAAATTATAAAAAATATCATCACCAATTCTAAAATTAGCATGACCATATTTTTTTGAATAGAATTTTTTGTTAAAATATAATATTTTGTTACCATAATCGTTATCATTAATAACATCCTTTAATTTATCAAAATACGTTGTATTGAATTTGTTGTTAATACCATATGCTAAACTATGTATACTGAAGTTCATACCACTTGCAACTATCAAATTCAAAATTATACGTTCAAAGGCATGTTCAAACATAAAATCTCTATAAATATTTTTAATTCTGTTACTATTTTTCGAATTTAACGCTAATAAATTACCAACACATTCATAATGATAATATTTTTCAAACAGTTTATCATTATTTGTTTCTTTTAGTTTATATGTATTTTTTACCCAACTCAAGTCAACTGTTAAATTATCATTTAATGAATTGTACAATTTCAAATCTGTAAATATCTTTTCGCATATGTTTTTGTGTAAAATATAACTGTTCCCTTCAATAAAGATGAAACGATTAGTTTCTATATTTAAATAATCACATAAATCGTTAACATGACTTTTGTTGTTTCCCCATGATATTTCAAATCTATTACGATACGAAGATAAGTTTTTTTGTGGATCGCCTATACGAACTAAATTAGGCAATAACCCTCCGTATTTATTTTCAGATTTCATATTGTTAATTATATCATCGTAGTTGTACAAAACATAGTTCATATATGCCTTTCTTCGCATATCACAGTTTTTGGAATGAAAAAAACATATATATTCGTAATCAATACTGTGTTGCTGTAAGAAAAAACTTACTGTAAATTTATTTATCAGATCGAATCCTTTATTTGGTACATGTATAAATATTACGTTATCATACTTTCTAACAACATCTTCGTCTAAATAAATATATGTAACAATAAATGAAAAGTCATTTTTCATTTTACATATTATATCGGAAAACATAGCATCAAAAGTGTTCAAATTATAACAATGTATACTACATATAAATTTTTCAATCATTTTCACTTTTTCAATGTTGTGTATGTATTTATACATTACACGTGCATACGGATTATAAAACTTGTATACCGCATTTGAAAAAAATATATATTTTTTCAAATTCATTTTCAATGATAGCATATAATATTTTACACAATCCTCCAACGCATGGAATTCTATATCCTTATTTTCATTTTTGAAATATTCTATATCAAATGAACTACTACATAGTTCATAAAAGTTTTGAAATCTATTTTTTCCATTATTTTTATAATGGTAAAGTATGATATTATTGCTTCCTTTTATGTCATTATAAAACTTCGAATAAAAAACATGATCAAACATATATAAAAATGTACATTATTTTTCTAAACAATGTTTTTATCTAATTATTTGTAGCGAATGTAAGCCTTGATACAAGCCATGTTCCAAGTGTTAGCCACATATTATTTATAGATGTAATACTGTTTGTCATCAACCACGATAATGCTTTACAATGTGGTGCAACAACAACAAAAGGTGATATGAATAAACCATATAGCGACATATGAGCACAAAAATAACAATATAGATTTACCGAAAGCATATGCATAATCACCCAAAACAAATAAATTTTAGAAATATTCCAACATTCTACCAAGAAATTGCGAAGTACAATGCCATGGGCATCTTTATATGTAATCACTTCTTCATTATATTCCGAGTTGTTCTCGTCATCACCTTCTATGTAGTTTACATCATTCTCTTCTACATAACTGACATTATTGTCTATATTATTATAATGTCTTCGTCTGAGTGTAGGCATCTTAACTATTTATGTATTCTAAATAAATACATTTTTTTAATCAATTTTTTTTTTACCACATCATAACAAATGTCAAAAAAGTTACTCAATCAAAAAAAAATTGATTTAAGTTTTATATTTAAGTTACTTTCATAAAACAACAGTAAAATATGTCATCGAACGTTATTAACCAAAAGCTTAGCATCTACATCCCCTTCGTGTTCCCGAACATTACCGAGGCCAGAATTTGCGATACTTTTCGCAAGCTCGGGTTGGGAGATGTAGATAGGGTCGATTTTGTTGACAAGACCGACAGTGGAAATAAGCACAAGATGGCTTTCATTCATTTTAACCAGTGGTATATGAACGATGTGGTGGCAGGCATTCACGATACCCTAACGAATGGAAAGGGAAGCACTCGTATTGTATACGATGATCCATGGTTTTGGAACATCTTTGTCAACAAGAAGCCTCGCACCGTAGAAGAGATCGCTCTTGAACGTGAGATCGCAATCACTAAGGAGATTAACCAAAGCGAGCGTATTCGTGCTGATTACTTCCAGAGTATTGCTATGACTTGGAATGCTGCCCATCCTTATGATTGTGGTCGAATCCACAGTATGATCCCATACATTGCTTACCAGCCTGTGGATATCGATCCTATTGAAGGATATGGTGTGCCCTACGTCATGGGAGTTAATCCTAACTATTGCGATGTCAACAAGGCACCAATGCCATGTGATATGCAAGAGGAAGGAGAAGTCTAAATTAAGTAGAGTAGATAGAAATTATTTTTAAAGTTTTAAGTAAAGTAAATAAACAAGACAATATGTCTTTTTTATTTACTATTTAATTACACGAACATTTTTTAATTACACGTTTATTAATTATTCTACGAATATTAGTAGAATGACTTCCGATACTTGGAGCAGTAAAATTAATAGCTTTTTGTGCCCCTGTAGTAAAGTTAATTTTTCTGCTGAAAAAGGACGGCATTTATATAAATGTATATTATATATTTTAAGAATATTACAATTTATAATGGAGATTGATAAAATAGATATAAATAATTATACATCAACCTTAAATTTAGAAAATAAAATAAATATGGGCGAAGTTCAAACGCCATATCATATTGCTTCTGAATTAATAAACATGTTACCATATGAAATTTTTACAAAAACGAATCTCAAATGGTGTGAGCCAGGAGCAGGTCAAGGAAATATTTCGATCGTGTTGTTTAATAAACTACTACAAGCTTATATACCTTTTTTCTCATCAATAGAAGAATGCAAACAACATGTATTGAATCAAATTACTCTTATAGAATTAAATCCATTGAACATAACTTCATTAAAAATATTATTTAATCCTGTTAATGTTATTCACACTAATTTTTTGTCATTCGAACCAGGAGAGAAATACGATGTTATAATTGGTAATCCTCCATTCAATTCAAGTGGTTTAAAAAAGGTTCCTACTAATTCCAAACAATCCAAGATCAACGATGGTATTACCATATGGTGTAATTTCGTTATCAAGAGTATGGATTTATTAAATGATGATGGGTATTTGTGTTTTATTATTCCATGTATATGGATGAAGCCAGACAAAGCGGGTATATATGATCTTTTTATGAAGTACAAACTGTTGAAAATTCATTGTTTTAACAATACTGAAACAAACGCAATGTTTTATGGACAAGCCCAAACACCTTCTGCTTTTGTAGTAATTCAAAAACGATTAAATACAATAACTAATAAAAACATAGAAATATTCGATAAAATAAATAATACATATATAAATTTCATTTTACATCAAAATATGCCGATTCCTAACTTTTGTCCAAATGTAATACAGAAAATTCATAAATTTACTCAATTATATGGATGTATAGAAGTAGAAAAATCAAATATGCCTCACAAACACATAGAACTTAACGATAAGAAGATCGGTGCATATCTACATAAAAATATTAAAACATGTATTCTTAACAAGAATTCTCCTGTATTCGAATACTTATATAGTATTCAACCATGTGCATACGCATATAAACCTAAGATAATAATGGCACATGGAATGTACGGGTTTCCGTATATTGATTACAAAGGAGAATACGGTATTGCTAATCGTGACAAATATGTTATATTACATAGATCAATTCAAGACATGGAAAAATTGAGTACTTTTCTCTCTACCAAAACTTGTTTACTTTTTTTTGAAGCAACGAAATATAGAATGAAATACTTGGAAAAGTATATTTTCAGTTATATTCCAGATATTACAAAAATTCCAAACTTCCCTGCTGTTATAACAGATGATTCTCTTGCTAATTTCTTTGGATTTAACGAATTAGAGAGAAAGGCAATTGAAACTATGTTTAAAAATTATAATAAATTTTAAATTTTATTTAACTTAAAATTGAACACTTAAAAAAGAGTTCCAATAGTAATTAAATACAATGACAAACCTCGCAAAAATCGCCCCTGAATATGATATGTACGAAGCATATTCTATTTCTTCAAACGACAGTGAAGGCAATTTACATGAGCCTATTTTAAAACCATCACAGATACTTTCTCTTCATAGTGAATCTAAACTTGAATACGATTCTGATAGCAGTGATGATTATAATCATCATAATGTAATTGTCAATGTTAACAAGAATTCTTCTGATATTAGAAATTCACTAAGAAATTTTCGTTCTCGGTTACATTCTATGTCATCAAATGTGCGAAATTCATTATCGAGAGATAAGAAAAAAACGAATTTGAAAAAAATATTTGCATGTGTTACTACATTCGTAACGGGAGTTACATTATTATTTGCGTTGGGTTTTTAAATAAAATTGAATAATAATTAATAACATTTATTTTTTTTATCAAAAATGTTATTAATTGGAACAACGCGATTTAATCAGGATACTTGGGATCAAAATCAACAATATCGCACTAAGAAAGACTTCTCGGGTTGTATATATGGATGTCCTAAAAGAATAGCTGCAACAATTCCTGTAAAGTCCAGCATAGCTATATTGGAAATGAATAATTCAAAAAATAAAATTATGGGTATTGGATTAATTATAAATTATTTGCGAGTGGATAAAAATTACAATATCTATAGTGATGGTAACTACAATCGATATGTTTATATGAGTAAATATAGAATTGACTGGTCAGAATTGAAAGAAAATGAAAAGGCCTTGATTAAGTATTTTGAAACAATTACCTTTTACGGAAGTGGTCATCTTAAACGAGGACAGGGAATTACTCTTATACCGAAAAAAAAGATCGAAAATTATACATATGAAGATATACAAGTAAATGAATTTATTTTGGAAATGTTTCGCAGACGGTTCAATTAAAAATGATCAAGAATATTTCGTTTTTTTGTGTTTTTTATATGTATACAACCAAACACTTTTATTTTTGTGCATAGTTGTGTTTGCAATCCAGATGACCTGTTCCTTGTTGAGTACGTAACCACTCAACTTGTGTTCCATGTGAAGAATAATCTTTATTTGTTTCTATTTCTTTCATTTGTTTCAATGTAGATTTGATTCGATTAATTTTACATTCGTAAACTTTTCGTGATATTCCACCTTGTTGATTACCGTAAAGACGACAAACAACCACAATAATAGGTATTGAGCAACTATAAGAAATACTAATTTTACGGAGCTGTTCATTGCAGTAATCAGTAAACTTCATGAATTCACATGCTTTTTCTTTCATAAATTGCGTCATTTCGTTTGTAGTAATCATATTTTCTCCTGACGACTCATTAATCTTATCTTGAATCGAAACAAACAATTCAATGCCAACAACACTAATTAATTCATAAATGTGAAGCAGTTCATTATCTTTCATTAGCTTTTTATCTTCTGTATTAATAATCTCAGACATTTTCTTTTCATCAATTCTGTTTAAAATGTATTGAATGCGTAAATTACGATGGTCGTTTGCGTCGCGAACACGATTACGAATACCAACTAATTCGGCATGCGTTATATGAGCAATAATACGATGAATTGTTTCAAATAATTCAGTTACCGCAATAAAATTAGAAAGATCTTCAGGAGAAGCATCTACAGGCTGAGGATTTTGATGCCACTTTGCTCGCATATTTCGACGATTACTAAACCAGTTTGGTAATCCACCACATAGTACATCTCCTGGATTACGAACAGCTTCTCCATTATTCACTTGGCGTTGATATTGATAATAATGTGGATTATGTACAACACCATTTTCAACATTTCCTGTTCTCCAACTAAAAGCTGTATGGCATGTAACACACCACATTTGATCACATCCTTCGATCTTAGAAATACGTTCTCCACATTTCGGACAAGGCTTCGTGGTATTTTTAATTAGTTCAGCAGTCTTTACGTCATCCTCATTACATGTATGTTGTACATGATTTGGATTAGGTCCAAGTATCTCCAAACAACGAGGACAAGCATGATTACTACAAGCACCACATTTATATGAGGTAGATAGAAATCCTCTACAATCGTCACAGGGACATGGCATAATAAACTTTTTTCGCTCAGTTATGACCTTCTTACCAGTTTTCAATGCTGACGCTTCTTGTAATTTATTATTTCTTTGACTGTTAAGCGCTCTAAGTTGCTTCTGAAGTTCGACAATATCTTGATCCATTGCTTTTGCCTCTTTCTCTAAATTTTCACCAGTTACATAATTGTCAACAGCATTCATAGTATCTGGCATTTTACTTTTTTCCATTTCCATTAAAATTTTTGCTCTATGGTTTGTATATTGATTTTCAAGATAAACCTTATTTAAATTCATTGCCATAAAATAATAACTCCATGCTTGCTTACAACTCATACAATGAGGAGCATTTGTTTTTCCGAGCAAATAGGTTCTTACACATTCTTTACAAGCAGTATAATTACATTCTTTGTTAGGACAACAAACGATAGAATGACTACTTCTGTTGTAAGATTCGCAGCAAATTGTACATGATTTAGAATCCATATTAGATTATATTAGTTGAATGTGATATATTATGATTAATATACTTCAATTTTAAATTAAAGTTAAAGTAAATTTAAAACTTATTAACTCGTCGAAATGACCTGTATAAAATTAATATAGCCAATAACAGCGTAATAAATATTAAAGGATACCAAAACCATAAATTTGATATTTGTTTACTTGAATTATTATTACAATAATAATTTATATTGTTATATGCATTCATCATTTTTTCATTATTTGTATCATTTAATCGAAATAAATGATGATTCCATGAATACGCTAATATAGAAATAAATAAACTAATATCAGTTATCAAATACTTCCATATATTAGGCACGGCATTTATTTTTTTACTTATCATATTACTATAATCGTAAGGATCAACTATAGTTTTTAATCTATCACAGCAATTAGGAAATTCTTTTCGCTGTTTTTGTCTATCTATAATTATTTCATCTAACATTTCTTTTTGAGATGGTAATGAAGTATTATTATTACATATTTCTTGAGCTATCCAACGACTTTGTAATTCAGACAACATTGGTATTGATGTAAGATAAGGTCTAATATAACCTACAAAATATACCGTATTATCCTCGTATGAGAAAATATGTTTATAAATATTTTCACTATATTTTTTGTCTAAAAAATTTATTCCACCAAATGGTTTGTATCCTGTACAATATATTATTACATCAAAACTGTCCCTTTTATTATTTTTAAATATTATTTCGTTACCTGAAATATCTTTAATCGGACCAACCGCATGAATTTGACCTTTAGAAATAGAACTAATAATATCTCTACTTTTAACATAATAACTATTGAGATAACCGCTATTTGTTTCCCATTCTTTTATACCATGACCATTCTTTCCCCACCAAAACGGAATTGTAAACGGATTAATTCCAAAAATTAAATTAGCACCAGGAACTTTACCCATGAAATTTTTTATAACAAAATCAAGCAGTCTACTGTAAAACATATCAGCTGGAGCATATGCTCCAAAATTCCTATTTTGTAACCAAACTCCTTTTCTTGAACTAATAGTTATTTTATTATTTATTTTTAGTTCTTCAGCAATATCACATGCTGTATCAGATACACCAACCAATAATATATTTTTGTTTTTATACTTGCTACATGTATATTTTTCATAATTATCTGCATGAATTTTTAATCCAGAAAACTTATCATAAATACTGTCATTTGGAATATTTAAACTATTATTAACAGTACCGCATCCAATAACAAGGTGTTTACATTTAAAAATATTATTTTTAGTATATACATTCCAATAATCTCCTATCTTTTTTGTTTTTAATACTTGCACATCGCAAGTTACATGTTTTAATAAATCAAATTTATTAGCATATGACTTATAATAATTAAAAATATCACTATGATGTGGAAACTCTGGATATTTTTCTGGCATAGGAAAATCACTAATTGTCATATATAATTTTGATGAAACACAATATGTAAATTTTTTAACACTTGGATGATTCTTTATATTCCAAACACCGAAAGGATACTTGTTTTTATCAATTACAAGTACATCATTAATACCATTTTCTTTTAAATGTTTTAATGTGAATAATCCTGAAATACCTGCTCCAATAATTATAGTGTTAAACATGTTATTACTATTGTATAATAAATTAAAAATATACTTTTTATTTATATTACAGAATATTAATTACATGTTTACAATAAATATAAATGCTTGAAATTGCAAGAAGAATACTCATTAATTTATACAATTTATCTTGTTCTATAAGATTTTCACAATTAATAAATGAACCAACGTAAATACCAATGGTTGATCCAAGAATTACAAATAATGATTTTACTATATTAAAATCGCCTTTTTTATAGTATAAATATAATCCTGGTAATGCTTGTGGAAAAACATGTAATGCAAGAACAGTTGCAACTGTTTCATGTGGTGTCATTCCAGCATAAATTAATAATGGTACTGTTAATATTCCAGATCCCATACCCGTTAAACCAACAGATGTTCCAGTTATTATACCAATGATTGTTAAAAGTAACCCATTATAATATGAAATGCTCATATATATATATAATTTAATTAAATTAAATAAATATTTAAGTATTAATAAATATATATAGATTAATATGAGTTCATCTGCTTTCGGTTATAAAAAGTCATCGATAGTAGGTAATGTAAATACTATCAATACGGATATAAGTATGTATAGTCCTGATGAACTATCTAAAATATTACAGTTACAAGAAGTAACCAAAGAATCTATTACTGGGAATACAAATAAATATATAAACAAGTTTAAGGCTGAAAAAAATCATAAAATGGAAAAATTTATGATGGAAGCAAGACAGAAATTACTATTAAGCATACCAAAAGACAACGATACTTCTCTAACAAACTCACGTGATACATATGACAATCAAAATGATAGCGACGAACAACTAAATAATTGGTTTAGTGACCAAAATATTATTCAAGACAAAGATGAAGGTATTATACATCCGCTCGGAACTACAGATAGACGACAGAAAATTGACATTTATGATGATCATCATAATGTAATGAATCAAGAGAAATTGGCAGTTCAACATCAACCAGAAATAATACAAGGACAAATTAATCCCACATTAAAGAATACATTCACTCGCATTATCAATGTTGATAGCAAATTTAGATTAAATGCTGTTCCAAGCACTAAAAAACAAAAATTCAGAAATATTATAAATGCACAATCAAGTCAATGGAGTAGTACAGATTATACTTTAAATTTTAATGATTCATTAAAAAAATTATTGAATCTAAAATTATATTCTCTTCAAATACCTTACAGTTGGTATACAGTAGACGCAGCGTATGGTACAAGTTGTTTTATTTTAACACAATTATCCGATCCTTCAGAACAATATATTACAGGTTCGAGTGGAACAGCTATATTAGAAAACATTAATACAAGAAATGTTGCAGTAGATGGTTTTGATATTGTTCAAACCCTTGGTGGATCTACAGATTTAAGTAATAATGTTGTAAATTTTAACAGTGAACCAATTGAAGGAGTTACAAACAATCCAAATATGCCTTTCTATTTTATAAACGATACTGATGATGTCATTGATTCAAATGGTATTCGTATTAAAGTTAAAACTGGTAAAACAATGAAAATATTAATTAATTCAAAAAATCAGGTTAAAACAAGTAATGGTAGCACTGATGCAGACATTCGAATATTAGATATAAATGAGTACCCAACACGATTTTTTAAAAGTGATTTTTCTGTTCCTGTTAAAACAGGAACGTTTCTTTCGGATAACGAAAATAATTTAATATCAAAATTATATTTTACATTAGATAAATTTGGAAATACTATAACATATTTAAGCAATGCTTTATCTACAAATATTAATGATCCAAGAGTAAGAGAACATAGTCCAAAAATTATTTTCGATGAATATAAATCATTATTGAATATTGACGCAAATGGCAATACATTTACCATGGACATAAATGGTACTGTTAAATATAATGCTGAAAACACAGGAATAGATTTCGATGGCAATATAATTTTAAATGAAAATGAAACCTTTAAAAATTTTAAGACGATTCATAGTGTAATAGTAGAAAATGGAAATTATACACCACAACAATTAGTTACAAAGGTAAATTCAAGTCTCAAAGAAGACTTAGAAAGTACATTAATTAGAACAACTGAAATAAGTTTTTTTGATGATAAATTATCATCGATGATTTTTCAAACTCAAGACAGAAAAATTTTAGTTGGAGGAACGTTTTTCGACGGAACTCATAAAAAAATGGCTATTACTCGTTATACTACTAACGGAACCTTAGACACAACATTCAATAGTAGTGGAATTCAAACAATTTCAGCAGATATTAATAATGATGAATTAAATAGTATTGCTTATAGAGCATTAGATCAAAAAATTATTTATGGAGGTACTTCATTTAATGAAGTTACAGGTAGAAAAGATTTCGTAGTTGGAAGATTAAACAGCAATGGTTCAATAGATACTACATTTGGACCAAGGAAAACAGGAGTTACAACATTATCCTTTGATGACGGAGATGACATAATTACGAAAATCGTATTACAAAATGCGGATTACTTAGGAGATCAAACACAACCAGCTATAATATACGCTTGTGGATATTCTTATAATACATTAACAAAAAAATATGATTTTGCAGTTGCTGGAATAACAAATGCAACTACAAGTGATGGTGATTTATATTTACAATTTAATTCAACAGGAAAAAGACGTTATCAAGTAGGTAATGATGATGATATATTAACTGATGCATTAATATCAGAAGTAAATAATTTGATAGTATCTGGTTATTCTTATGATACAACCGATAAATGTTATAAATTTGCAATAGGTAAAATTCTTATTGGTGATGCGAATGTGGGTGAACAACCAGGCGATACATCACCTGCTTTTCAAGGTGATGGATTTGTAACAACGCATATATTTGATGATAAAACAGATAGCTTTGCAACATCATTAATTAATATGAAATTTTATAGAGGCACTGTTATTCCAAATGGACTATCAACCAACATTACAGGATATGTAACTAATTCTGATCCCTTTATATATCCAACAAGTACTAAAATAGCAACGAAGTATGTCGGGATCTCCTCCACTACCACTGTTGATCCTCAACTAAGAACATTAAAAGAAGGAACGTTTATAAATAATAATGCATCTATGAATTATTGGCAAGAAAGTATAGCACAAGGAACATCTTCTTCTGGGACGGGGTCTGATGTAGAAATAGTTAGATTTACTATTAATAGTGGCGGTGAATTATCAGAATTAATACTAAAGTCAACCTCAGCTAATCTAAGCACTGGCAAATTGGGTGGTTCTGACTTTTATCCAGGTAATAAAATTCAATTTAGTGTTGGATCAACGGCATATGAATATGTCGTTATACAAAATGATATAGGTCAAACAGATAACGGTCTTAAAACGACAACATATAAAGTGCTCCTCCCTGAATATGAAGAAAAGGTAGTAGTAATAAAACCGACAACACCATCGTCACCCACTTCAGGAACAGCATTAAGTCAAAATACATATTTTGTTTCTAAATTCATGTTTAATACATTTCCTACAGATAATAATAGTACATTAGTGGCAACATCTCCAAAAGTAAAAGAACTATCGTTAGATAGAATGGGAAATGTAATATATCCTATTCAAATGGCTAATAGCTATCAAGGTAGTGGTTTAACCAGTACAGAGAACTTATGGAGATATGAAATATCGGTATTACCTCGTTTGTGGGATATAACTGAAAGTAACGTTTATGTCACATACGGTACGAAATTAAATTATATAATCCAATCAGATGATTTAAATAGTGCAGGAACAGGTGTAGATGGTGATGCTAATACTAATTTAAGTAATTGGGGATATATGCCTTTATTGAATGTGGAAAAAAATTCACAAATAAATGTAGGTAGTAATAATTCTATAACAGAATTTAAATTAAATGGTAGTGGTCAATTGATAAAATTTGTTTTATTAAATGTAGGCGGTGGATATTATGCAGGAAATATTTTATCCATTGTATATTATGATATTTTATATAAATATACAATCACATCTCAAGATCTTGTAGGTGATTCCGATAATTCTTCTTTAGATAAAACAGTATTTGATTTATTATTATCACCAATTAATCCAGAATTTTTATTTTTAGGTAGTGCAAGCAATAGTGATCAAAAAAATAAAACAATATTAACAAGCACTATTAGTCAAGGAACAAGAACATCTACTGGTTCAGGAACATCTGTTAACTCCATTTTAACATATGATGATGGTAAACTAAGGGAAATAGCAATGACATCAGGTGGAACTGGATTTTATGCTGGTAATATAATAGAAGTATTGTATTATGAGACGAAGTATACTTATACAATTACTTTAAATGATCTTGAAAATGGAGCAGATAATAATGCTTTAAAAAATTCAAAAATTGATTTTACAAACGCAACAGCATTAGCTCCAACAGGAACAACATTAACTGGTACTTATAGTAGAGCTAATGGTAAAATACCAAAAATTTATCCTAATTTAAATAATAAAATAACAGTATACAATTCAGTAAATGGTGATATAAATCCAACGAATACTACATATTATGAAGATAACATGCGTCTTACGACAACGGGAAACGGAATTGGAGCAATATGTAATGAATTGATATTTTCAAATGGATATACAAGAGTTATTCGACTTTCTGGAGGAAGAGGATATAAGAATAATACTGAAAATGTAACAATTGTTGTAAAAGGTGCGGAATTTGGTAGTATACTGAACACTAATTCCTTTTTAGAAGAGGACTATGTTGTAGGAGGTTATGCTTTTAATAGTGCAACTGAAACTTATGATTTTGCATTAGTATTTTTTGGTCATAGAGGCGAGATTCTCAATAGTTCTAATGGAGGTTGGGGTACTACCGGTAAAATAACATTTTCTCCTATACCTAATTATCATAATTTTTTAACCTCACTTGATATTACATTAGACGGAAAAATTATTGCTGGTGGATATGCTTATAACGGTAGTAATTATGTTTTTGTTACTATACGTATTTTAATTGATGGTTCATTAGATACTACATTTGGTACAGAGGGCATTCTAAGAACGGAAATAAGTAATTCTGATTTATATTTAAAATCATTAATTGCAAATGTGGATGGAAAAATAACAGCGGCAGGGTCATTGAATAAAAATTCAAATTCAGATTTTGCGTTGACACGATATACAATTAATGGAAATATAGATACTACGTTTGTCAATAAAGAGAATGAAAAAACATATGCTACTGCTGCGTATAATTCTAATACAGGAAAGGCTACAATGAATATGTTCAATAAATATCAAAGTATACTATTTTATAAACAAAATGAACCATTTTGTAGTCCCAAATGCGGTGTAGGTCCAAAAGCAAATAGTAGTTTAGGTTGGTTGCTTGGTTTTAGAGATCAGGAATATGCTTCACGAGATTTCACAACAAATGTAAATTCTGTATTTAGTTTTGTAGGAGAAGCGACGGTCGATACATTCGGACCAAGATATTTCTTACTTTCCATCGATGATTTTCATGCAAATCAGATAAATAAAGCAATCATTTCAGGAGAAAATGTTGAAAAGAAGGCAGATATTCCATCATATTTTACATCGGATTTAACACCGAATCCTCAATGCGATACATCGAATAAATTATATGAGATACCTCAGTATCTGCAAGGAAGACCGCGTCAAATAACTCAGGCACAACAGTATACATTGAATGAAATCTTAAAAAATAGAAAGGAATCATCGAATGATGTGTTAACATCACCAACAAGTTCAGATATTTTTGCAATCATTCCATTAAAAAAGAATGGTATGGGTTCAGGAGAAGCGTTAATTGAGTTCAGTGGTCCTATTCAAATAAATGAACGTAATTATTTTGGTCCGATTGATGTAGACAAACTAAGAATAAAACTGATTGATGATAAGGGAAATGTTGTAAATTTGAATGGTATGGATTGGTCATTTTCATTAATTACAGAACATTTATATCAGTATTAATAATATATGATTGCAACAATTTATAATTACGTGGGTTTTTTTGGACCTTATATTTTAACTTTATTTAGTATGTTTTTTATGTTTCAAAATCCAAACTACAATATGTGGCTGTTTCTTATTTTTAATTTAATAAACATAGTGTTAAATTTTATACTTAAGAACGTATTAAAAGATCCAAGGCCAAATAATGAGAAAAAATTTATGAATATTCAAAGATTAAATATAGATAAATATGGAATGCCTTCTGGACATGCTCAAGTAGCATGGTATAATGTAGGAATTATCATGTTGAATACTATTCCGATAAGTATTAAACTGATATCGTTAGTCATTGCTTGTTTGACAATGTATCAAAGATACAATTTTAATAATCACAGCGTAATTCAGTTGTTTGTAGGAACAGTTATTGGTTTACTGTTTGCGTACATTTCTGATTATTTTATCAAGTATATCGATTATAAATAATATTTTCGAGCTTTGTAATTCTATCTTCTAATTTCTGTATTTTATTGGATTCATTATTATGATTATCTAATGAATTATTAAGTTTTGGTTTATCTCCTCCAATCATTTTTTCAAATAAAGATATATCATTATCTATTTTTAACAAGTTGTCTAATATGGAGGAAGAATGAAAACCATTTTCTTTATTCGTTAATGTCGGTTTTTTAATGGTAAGTTCAAATGGAGATTTAGTTGTTACTTTTGTGGATTTATTTTTCAATAATTTCCAATATTTGTTGATAGATATAATGTATATACGACAGAAAGTTCCCTGATCAAGTATATTTTTGATATTGTAGGCATTTGCGTCGGTTACATTCCAATTGTTATAATGAATGAATGCTTTATTATACTTATGATGCGTTGTAATTATATCAATACCTTCAATTTCGCCTAAAAGGTGATTGTTAAGTTCTACTTTGATACGCTCTGTATCCATATCTTTTTGAATGTACGGAATAAAAATGCTATATTTCATAATAATATGGAGAGAGAAACAAATATAGTTACTTATGCTTATTGTTGAAAATAAACAATTTGTTTAGGAAATCATCTACATTAGGTGAAGCCGCAATATCATGTAATTCTTTGTCTCTCGATCTTCTTTTCGGTTTGCATACAGGAATTTTAAATCCCTTTTCATTTTTATCAGTAACAATGATTTCATTATTACTGTTATCATTAATTTCAAAATATATTTCAAAACTCGAGGTTCTGCTTGATGGTTTACTATCTATACTATGTGATGTACTATCAATACTTAATGATTTTCGTCGCCCATCCAAGTAAAATTCATGATTGCTATTATTTTTCTGCATAATAGATGTATATATTTATATATATATATTATTCTTTAGTATCTTCAATATTAATATTATTATTACAATTATCATTATTAAACAGTTCATTGATCATTTGTTCGATATATTCAATTATGGTCAATTGATTCTTATTTTCTATACATTCAACTAATTGTTTTGCTTTGCGTAATTCATCACATCGGGCTTCGTTGTAATCTTTTTTTAGTTTAAATATAGACGACATAATTTTGTTAATGATTTTGTTATTATTCAATATGCTACTCATTTTCTTACTATTTTTCATACTTTTGACAATAGAAATTAGAGAGATTATACCCAAAAAGATGAATTCATCTGAATCGATCAATGATTCATTTTCTCCTGGGTGAATATAAATTACAGGACGACCATCATCTAAATATTCAGGACTAATCATAGGTTTAATGACACCTTTTTCTTTATCGGCAATAGGCGAAGTTAAACTGATCATGATTCCACACTGGTAGTCCTCGTTCATTTCCATATCTCTAATAAATTTTACGACTCCTCTTTCTTTATTGTTATATTGTATTTTACTTGCATACGATTTCATTTCAGCCATTATTTTAATGCCTTCGATATAATATATTCGATCTCCACGTGCGCCTTCGCCTGTAGATATATTTTCGATATCCACATTTTTAAAATATTTTTTTACAATTTCGTCAACATCATCTTCCCCTTTTTTCCCTTTTCGTGACGAGGAAGTAGAAATTTTGATTGATTCTATATTTTTATTTCTTAATTCATTCAATTCGCTATTTTTGTTGGTAATTTCATTATCTTTACTGAGTATTAAATCATTATACAATTGTTTTTGGTCTTGAATGCGTGAATCACCTTCTGATTTATATTGATCTAATAGTTTTTTATAATCCTTCCAATTGTCATTTTCACGTAATTTTTTATTAGTATTGTTTAAACTTTCGTTTTCCGCCTGAAATTCTCTAAAAGACTTTGCGTGACCGTCCTGGAGTTCTCTAATACGTTTATTTATTTCATTTTCATTTGTTTGTTTTATGTTACTTATCTTAGAATTTAAAGTACTAATTTCTTCTTGGTGATTTTTTTCCATATCAACAATGATATTTTTAATTTTACTATCATTAGAGGATGATAAATCGCGGTGTCCAGAATTAAACATAGCTAATCCAGAGGAGATTATAATATTTTTATCTTCATTACTATAATTCATAAAATCATGATTCGCTTTATTATTTTCTAAATGAACTATTAAAGGCGTATCTTGTACATGATTTTCCATATTCAATGTATTTATATATTATAGCATATTTAAATACATTTAAATTATTGAATGAAATGAAGTATCAAACTATATATTTCGGCGAGTTCGCTCATAGATTCGAAACGTTCGCTTGATTGACTGTGACCGTATTTCATATTAATTTTCATAAGCAGATCTTTCTCTCCAGAATTAAAAACAGTAGCTTGTTTAATTTTGTTATAATACTTGTAAGGTTCGATATATCTTACTTGATTGTCGTTTATGTTTGAATAAATATAAATATTAGGATATTTTTTAGATAAATCAATGTTGTCATATGGGCTGTATTTTTTGATGTATTTGTGAATTTTTTTGTTTGATGGATTTCCGAATTCATGGTATTCTTCGGTTGTTAGTGGACTACATTTATCACTCATGGTAGTTAATACATCTACGAATGGAACACCTAATATGGCGAATTTATATAAATCAGGGCGCATATTTAATACTGCTCCGATTAATAGTCCACCTGCACTTCGTCCCCATATGGCTAATTTATCAGAGGAAGTATAATTATGTTTAATTAAAAATTCGGTACATGTAATAAAATCATTAAATGAGTTTATTTTGTTAAGTAACTTACCTTTATTATACCATTTTTTTCCCATAAATCCTCCACCTCTTATATGGGCGAAGCAATAAATAAATCCTCTGTCTAATAAACTTTGTATAGAAAAATTATAGAAGGGATCTTCAACTGTACCATATGATCCATATCCATTTAACAAACATTTCATATTTTTTTTAAAATTACTTTTTTTGTATAAAATAGTCATATAAAGATCACCTTTTACATTGATTAATGATTCTACATACAGACTCGGATTGTATGTGGCAGGCTTATATGATTTAATTTCATCTACTTTAAAATTGTTTAAATTTATAGACATTATTTTTTCAGGATTTAAAAATGTACTTACAGACAACGTAAGATCATTAGAGAATATATTCATATTAGACAATTCAGGAAAATTTACTTCATTTCGTATAGGTGATAACTTAAGTTTTACAATTTTTTGGTTACATAGATCTTTAATTATTAAATAGTTATATCCATTCTCTCTGGATCCTATAATAAGTTTGTTGGCTTTTATTAAGAAAAATTCATAGTTAACATTTTTAACATGTTTTACGCATGTTTTAAAAGATTGAAAATCGTATGTTTCAACAATTTTTGATGAATTATCATCAAATAAGATATACCATTTATTTAGAAAATGGTCTATTTGATATAATTTCTTGGTTTGATATTTATACAAAGGTTTATATGTATTACCTACAATGTTATAGGTGTTAGTAAATATTTTGGTTGATGTATCAAGTAGACATTTTAATTTATCAGATGTGTTGTAAACTACGATGGTGGTAGATAATTCTTTTTCTGTGTAGACCAATGTTTTTTGTTTTGAATTAATATCATATGAGTATAATTTGTACGGTCTTCCTGCAGAATCGCAAATAACATAATATAATAATTTGGAATCAGGGGATATACAGTAACCCCCTCCTCCTTTATTTGTAACGACAGTTTCTTTTTCTGTATCTATATTTTTTAAATACAGAGTTGTAGTATTATCACCATTATAATCTATTGAAAATGCCACATATGTTTCATCGGATGATATATCTAATTCATTCATATTGAAGAATGTTTTGTTTTTTGCCATTTTTTTGCAGTTTATAAGAACGCGTGTTTTATTAGTTTCATTGCTGGTATAATAGTATATTCCATAATTATCATTTTTTTTAATAGTATATGTGTATGAGTATTTGTTATTTTTGGTAGGAACTGTTGAATAGTCTAAAATATTTCTATTTTTAAATTCTTTAACAAGTGTGTTTTGAAATGATTTGCTTAAATTATGCTTTATGAAATCATCATAATTACTATTAAGTTTTTTAATTTCTGATATGTGCGATTTTTTAACCGTTTTCTTTCTACATTGTTTATGTTGTTTTTTAGTTTTATTTGCCATAGTACTAATATATTGTAATATAAAATTTTTATTATGGGTAGACGTTTGGTAATACCATATTATAAAAACAGTTGGTCCACCTATACTAAAAACATGATAGTCAATATCTATTAAGTTTTAAAAGATTTTTTAGTATAATTTATATATACTCTGTCAAAAATAGCCAGGGATCCATAACCTTCTACATCGAGTTTTATAAAATCTAAACTTTCTAAATTTAATAAATCATTTGTAGTTAAGTCAATTGGAATTTTTTATTTTCATGTTACTAATATCAATAGAACTGTGTGATTAATGTCCACCTCTAACATCAATAGAACTGTCATCACCCGTATGTTTAACTAAACTGGGGTATAAAATTGTAGGATTATTTGATTGATCTATATAAAACATATCTATAGCTCTTTTACATTTATAATTATAATATTTATTTAATAGGTCTCTGGCTCCGTGTTTTGTAATTAAATATAGTCGATTACCTTGATCGAACCACCTATTTTTACAATCATATAAATTATATGTATCATTTAATGATACAATATGTTGAGTATCAGGTTTAGTTTTTCCAGAACATAAATAAATAATAGAATAATCATCCAAATTTATTTTAGTAAGCAAATCGTTTATTATAGTTTTAATTTCAGGTTCTATAATAATTATGTCATCTTCGCCTACTATAAAATACTCTTCTTCGCTGTTACATAATTCTTCTAATAATTTAATATGAGCTAAATGGCATCCAACTACTCCTTTTTTAGTATGGATATTGTAATCAACATCTTTCAAATATTCTAAATCATCAGTTGATAATTTATATTTTAAACCGTCTATACCTGTACGAAATTCATAGTTAATATCATATTTATTAAATTGTGAGGTGATATTTTGCCGTTTTTCTATATCAGTCTCAAGATTAATAATTCGAATCATATAATATTAAAAAGAAAAAAAATAAGAACTATACGACTAATAATATATACGATTTTGTTTTTTTTGTTTTTTTTGTTTTTTTTGAAAGTTTTTTGAGAATTAAGAGAATTAAGAGAAATTTAAGTGTAAAAAATCCTAAAAATACTTTTGAAAAAAATAAAAAAAAAGAAAAAATGGGTTCACTGCAAAAAGCTCTAAAATTTATTTTCAGAAAAAAACTTTGTTAGCATAAATTTTTTTTCGCCATTTTATTTTTTGTGTCAATTTTGACTTAGGCATTTTTTTAGTTAGTCTAGTAGGCTAATAAATGGCTAACCAAAAAAATGCCGAATATTTTGATTGTGAGTTATGTGACTTTAAATGCTGTAAAAAGAGTAATTATACTAAACATTTATCCACACGTAAACATTTAAGGCTAATTTCTCTGGTGGGAAAAAATGCCGAAAATGCCGACTTTAATGTCTTCATTCATGAATGTTTCACATGTAATAAAAAGTATAAACATTTGTCGAGTCTAAGTAAACATAAGAAGAAATGTAATGGTAGTAAGATAGTAAATAGTAATTATTTTGAAAAGAACAGTGAGAAGACGAATAAGATAGAAACAATATTGATGGATGTATTAAACGAGAATAAAAAATTGCAAAAGGTAGTCTCTCAACAAAAAGATCAGATTGATAATTTAATACCGAGTATTTCTAATAATAAAGTGGAGAATAATACGCATATAGATAAACAGATAAATAATCAATTTAATTTCCAAATATTTTTAGATACAGAATGTAAGAATGCGATGAACTTGAAAGACTTTGTAGATTCATTAAAGATAAAATTAGAAGATCTTGATGTATTGAAGGATAAGGGATTATTAGAGAGTGTTGCTGGTGTATTGGTGAATGGCTTAAAAGAGTTAGATTTGAACCGTCGTCCTATACATTGTTCTGATCTCTCTGAGAATAAATTGTATATAAAAAATAAAGATGTTTGGAAGGAGGATGAAAATTGTACAAATATGAATGATACGATTAATTCTGTGGTAAATAAGAATAGAAAGGCTATAAAAGATTGGGAGGCAGCGCATCCAAACTATATGGATGACGATAAGTTAATGTCAGAATATTTGATAATGGTACAGGAAGTGATGAAACCAATTAATGAGCATGATATAATAATACAAAAAGTATCTGAGGTGAATGACAGCACACAACATACACTATAAGTTTTTAAACAGTCGGCAAGCCGACATGCCACTTCGTGGCTGTTTAAAAACTTATAAACTAAAATAATTAGAGATAATAAAATTCATTACTGTAACTGAGAATAGTTTTGATAATTATTAATAAAATATTGCTGCATTATTAATCAACAGTTAAATTATATAATTAATTATATAAATAATTAAATTAATAATAATACCTACAAAAATGTAGTATTATTATTAAACAATAATAATAAATAAACCTTCACTACATAGAATAAATAGAGGAATGAAAAATTCCTTTGAATAGTGTAGTATATAATCAAAAAAAATGATAATAATAATTGAAAATCAACACTTATTGAAATTCAACACCTAATAATATATTATTATCACTTGATAACTTGTAATAAATTAATTAAAATAATTAAATCTATAAATCAACTAAAATAAATTGTAAAATCTAAAATTATTAAAAACTTTAGGAAAAAATATAAAAATAAAAGGAAA